TGACAGATATATGTCACTAGCGGAAGAAATCCGCACAGCATACGCTGAGGGTCGTGTACGATAGCTTTATAGGAGATTATCATGGCTAAAGTCGCATATCCCGGAGGAGCCTCCTCCATTGTTAATACTACCGCCGCCGCTACGTTCATCCCAGAACTCTGGTCTGATGAAATTGTAGCCGCATACAAGAAGAACCTCGTTCTTGCTAACATCGTCAACAAGATGTCTATGGTTGGTAAGAAGGGTGACACTCTGCACATTCCTAAGCCTACTCGTGGTAGTGCCACAGCTAAGGCGGCGAACACTGCAGTAACCATCCAAGCTGATACTGAATCAGAAGTACAGATCAGCATTGACAAGCACTTTGAATACTCACGTATGATTGAAGACATCGTAGGTGTTCAGGCTCTTGACTCAATGCGTCGTTTCTACACTGATGATGCAGGTTATGCTCTTGCTACTCAGCTTGACAACGACTTGTTTACACTTGGTAAGTCATTCGGTGACGGAGACGGATCTGACTGGACTCACGCAAACTCTTACTACGTCAACGCTACATCAGGTATTGCGGCTTACGCTGTAGACACTGTTGCTACTGGTGACGACTTCTCTGACCTTGCTTTCCGTCAGCTTATCAAGCTCATGGATGACCAAGACACGCCAATGGACGGACGTTTCCTCGTGATTCCTCCTTCAGCACGTCGTGACATCTTGGGCATTGATCGTTACAACTCATCTGACTTTGTAGATGGTCGTGGCGTAAACAATGGTCAAATCGGTACGTTGTACGGTGTAGACATCTACGTTTCTTCTAACGTACCTGTCATTGAAACTGATGCAGACAACACTGCAGGTGGCGATGTCCGTGGTGCTATCCTTGCTCACAAGGACACTATGGTATTGGCAGAGCAGATGAATGTTCGTACTCAGACTCAGTACAAGCAGGAATACCTTGCTGACCTTATGACTGCAGACACGCTCTACGGTGTTAAGGAACTGCGTCCTGAAACTGGTTTTGTTCTAGCTCTCAACGGCTAAACAACCACTGGATTGGCCCTACGGGGCCTTTCCTCTTTACATTGACCCCTCCACAGCAGGACTAGGTAATGGCATCTAAAATCCTCCTCAAGAAATCTACAACAGCTTCTCAAGTACCTACGACATCCGATGTAGATGTGGGTGAGGTAGCAGTCAACACTGAAGACAAGCGACTGTTTACAAAAGACAACGGCGGCTCAGTCGTTGAATTAGGTACTACCCCTTCTTCCGTTGCTGTAACAAACAATGCTACCGTTGGTGGCACACTAGGCGTTACAGGTAACACAACACTCTCAGGCACTTTAGGTGTCACAGGCACTACAACAGCCTCCACTGTCAATGCTACAGACATCACTGTCTCAGGCACACTCACTGTTCCTACGCCAACGTCTGCGACTGATGCGGCCTCTAAAGGCTACGTTGACACTGAAGTGTCCGATGCTGTTGCCGCACTTGTAGACAGTGCTCCTACACAATTAGACACGTTAAACGAACTTGCCGCCGCTATTAACGATCAAGGCGATTTTGCAACACAAATTACAACAACGATTGGTACTAAGTTGCCTAAAGATGGCTCAGAAGCCATGTCAGGCGAGTTAGACCTTGGCACAAACAAAATTGTTAATGTTGTTGATCCTACCTCTGCGCAGGATGTATCCACTAAAAACTACGTAGACACTCAAGACGCACTCAAGCTATCACTGACAGGTGGTACGATGTCTGGTGCAATTGCTATGGGTACGTCTAAAATCACTGGCATGGGTGATCCTACACTTGCTCAAGATGCCGCTACTAAAGCATATGTTGATAGTTTTGTTTCTGGTATCACAGACCTTGACCAAGCTGTTACAGACGCAGAAGCCGCACAGACAGCGGCAGAGCTAGCACAGGGCTTAGCAGAAGATGCTCAAGAAGCTGCTGAGACTGCCCAAGGACTTGCAGAAACAGCACAGACCGCCGCAGAAACAGCGTATGACAACTTTGATGATCGTTACTTAGGAGCTAAAGCAACTGCTCCTGCATTGGACAACGATGGCGATGCATTGATTACAGGTGCATTGTACTTTGACACCTCTTCAGAACTTATGTACGTCTACACAGGTTCTTCATGGGTGGCCGCAGGTAGTGCTGTTAATGGCACATCAGAACGTCAGACATACACAGCAACAGCAAGTCAAACAACATTTGCTATTACATACGACATTGGCTTTGTAGACGTATACCTCAACGGTGTAAAGCTCCTTGCAGGTACAGACTTTACAGCAACTAACGGAACCAGTGTTGTACTAAGCACAGGGGCTACTGCAGGTGACATTGTAGACATCGTAGCTTACGGTTCTTTTGAACTTGCCAATACATACACGCAAGCCGCCGCAGACGCTAAGTTTACTCAAGTGGCTAATAACCTATCTGATCTTGCAAGTGCCTCCACAGCCCGTACCAACTTAGGTTTAGGCACAATGGCTGTAGAGACTGCCACAGACTATGTAGCTACAGCAGATATTGGCTCTACTGTTCAAGCCTACGATGCTGACACAGCTAAGCTAGACGTAGCACAGACATTTACAGCACAGCAAACCTTTGGCGAACTCAAGGAAACTGTATTTACACTAGGTACATCAGGCACTGTCGCCTTAGACCCTGCCAACGGTTCTATTCAAACCTGTGCTTCATCTGGCCCAACATTCACTGACTCATTAGAAGCGGGACAGACTCTGGTGCTACACATCACAGGTGGTGACTCAAGCCCGGTAACATTTCCTACGGTAACGTGGGTGACCTCTGGCGGCAATGTCGCACCGACTGCTACAGCCAGTGATGTCTTTGTGTTCTGGAAAGTATCTACTACGCTCTACGGAGCCTATGTCGGGAACTTTGTGTAATGCTAGGTAAGGCACTAACAACAGCCGCCGCAGGTAACGCCGCAGGTGAAGCTACCTATGTAGAGGATGTGTTCTCAACGTATTTGTATACTGGTAATTTTTCAACCCAGACAATCACTAATGGCATTGACCTTGATGGCGAGGGTGGATTGGTTTGGATTAAAAATAGAAGTTATTCGTATCAACATCATTTAGTAGACACAGAGCGTGGCCCAACTAAAAAGCTAGCAACAAATTCCACATCCAATGAAATAACTCAAACCAATAACGTAGATTCATTTAATTCAGATGGATTTTCAATAAATTTTAGAGATGAAGTTAATAGCAATGGCAGAACCTACGCCTCATGGACATTCCGCAAAGCACCTAAGTTCTTTGATGTGGTGACGTGGACTGGGGATGGGGATTCTAGTCGTGAGATTCAACACAATCTTGGTTCAATACCGGGGGCAATTTTCTGTAAAAGACTGGATACAACAAGCAACTGGGCGGGTTATCACATAGGAAATAGTATTACGTCTGGTATTCTTGGATTATCATTAAACGTATCAAACGCTCCTTATTTTACGGGAATAAATAACTCCTCTCGTTTTAATGACACTATGTTTCAACCTTATCAGCTTTATGACTATACAACTGCAAACAGATCAAATGAAAACGGAGCAACCTATGTAGCCTACCTATTCGCCCACAACGATGGTGATGGCATCTTTGGTGAGAATGGCGATCAGGACATTATTAAGTGTGGTAGCTATACGGGTAATGGCTCTACTGATGGCCCTGAGATTGACTTAGGATTTGAGCCTCAGTGGTTACTTGCAAAGAATGCAGAAGGGACTGGCGATTGGTTATTGTTTGATACTATGCGTGGTTGGCCTGTTACCAATGACAATAAACGACTAAGACCCAATAGTTCTGCCGCTGAAGATACTAGAGATTATTACAGTCCAACAGCCACAGGATTTAAGGTTACTGCTTCTACAACTACTGTAAACGGAAATAATACAGACTACATCTACATCGCCATCCGCCGTGGCCCGATGAAGACTCCTGAGAGTGGGACTGAGGTGTTTGCCTTGGAATATCCAACAGATAGTACGGCTAATCTAGTTCAACCCGCAGGATTTCCTGTTGACCTT